GTTTAAAGAAATTTTGCAGACAGCTGGAACAAATATATTTAATTAGAAAGAAGGTGAAAAAATGAAACAAAAAATAGCAACATTTATGGTAGGAATGATGTTTATGTCCATGTTTGTAGTATTACCAGTTCTAGCAGGACTTTTAGTGGAATTTTTATCAAATATAATAACGATGGATTTTATAGTTAAAATAGCTTATATATTTTTAGTTTGTAACATTATATTTGTTTTTAAAATAGAAAAAAGATTACAAAATTCTTAGTTTAAAAAGTAAAGGAGAGAGTATTATGGAAATAGCTGAAAAAATCAAAGAAATTTATAAACTAGCAGATGAAATTCAGAAAAAAAATAATCAAATACTTTTTGATATAGAAATTTATCAGAGTAGAAAATATGAATCTTTTTTTAAAGAAATAAAAGTAAGTATCTATTTTGTTGAAAATAATCAAGTTTCTTATTTACTAAGCGAAAAAGAAACAGAGAATGAAGAACTAGATGAAATAATTAAAAAAATAAAAAAGATAAAGGAGGAAATTTAATGGAAGTTTTATTAATATTGTGGATCTTATTAACAATATTAGCACTTATATTAGATATAGAAAATGATAAAGAAACCAATAAGATAATAGAACAATATAAACAAATTTGCACAGAATATAGCAAATTAACAAGTAGATTAATGAAAAAGATGATAAAAATAAATTTAATAATTTACTCAAATTTATCTGAAGAAGAAAAGAATAAAAAAATAGAAAAAGTTATCCAATCAAGCAACCAAACTGACATAGATAACTTCTAAAAAATCAATACTTAGCAAATGATTTTTCAATTTAATTATATCAAAAAAACATTGAAAAATCAAGAAAAAGAGTGAAATATATGAAATGTATTAACTTCAGAATCAGAACTAAAAAATACGAAAAATATTTTTATTGTATCAAACAGAGAAAAAAAATTCAATTAAAAGAATGTACAGAATGTTTTTATAAAGAATACAAAATTCAAAAAGAACTAAAGAAAAAATCTAAAAAGTTAAAGAAACTAGAAGATAAAAGATTCAGCATAATAACAGATAATTTAAAGATATGTTACATATGTAATGTGAATAAAAAGGACGATCTAAATGAAATTTTTGAGGGAAAAAATCGACAAATGAGTATGAAGTATGGACTAATTATACCGATTTGCCGTAAATGTCATCAAAAATACGATTTAGATATTGAATTAAGAACTAAATATATGCAAGAAGCTCAAATTATATTTGAAAAGAAATATAGTCATGAGTTATTTATGCAAGAATTTAAAAAAAATTATTTATTGGAGGATTAAAAAATGAGAGTAACAAGAGTTAATATAAAAAAAATAAAAAATGCAGGCTGTATAAAAGCTATTGCAAGTATAGTTTTAGACGAAGCCATTTGTGTAAAGCAAATTGAAGTTGTAGAAGGAAGAGATGGAGAATTATTTATAGCTTTTTCAAAATTCAGAAATATGCAAGGAAAATTTTATAATGTAGCACATCCAATTGACAATGAGTTAAGAAAAAAGATTCAAAGTGCAGTGTTAGAAGAATATAAAGAAATGGACACCAGGGATAGACAATAGTTTATCCCTTTAATTTTATTTTTTACGAAAGGAAAATGAAATGACATACATAGAATTAATAAATGCATTTGAAAGATGGCTCGAAACTAATTATTTGCCAACTCCAGCAGAATTATTGTGGTATAAGTTAATTCATATATTCAATAAAGCTGGGTGGAGCGAATGGATTGTAGTAGATAACTATCGATTAATGACATGCATACATATAAAACGAGAAGCAACTTTTATATCATACAGAGACAAATTAATAGAAGCGGGGCTTTTTGAATATAGAAAAGGAAAAAAAGGAAGTCCGAACAAATACAAAATTTGTACTGACAATTTTGAAAGTATAAATAGTAGTATATCGAGTAGTAAAAAACGGAGTACAAATAGTAGTTAATACCGCAAACATAAAAGACAAAGACAAAGACATTTATATTATTTTATTTAATAAATATAAAGAAGAGCTCGAAAAAAATCCGAAAAAATTTATAAGGATTATGTCAGATTGCAAAAAAGATAAAGATTATCAAAGAATGAGTGAAGAAAGTAAAGATGAATTATTTTTTGCACTATCACAAGTAAAATAATTTGAGAGGAGAACAAATGAACGAAAAAAATATTGATATAAAAAATTATTTATCAACAGAGAAATACACAACACGAAAAGAATTAATTGAAGCAACAAAGCTTACTGATAGAGAAATAAGAAGTAGAATAAGTGAGCTTAAAAAGAAAAGAGTTGTAATTTATAGTAGTCAGAGTGCTGGATATAGATTAGCAAAAGAATTAAAAAGTTTAACAAAAGAAGAAAGAGAAAAAGAAGTAGATCTAGTAAAACATAGTTTAAATGATTGTAAATCAAGAACTACGCAATTGAATAAACAAAAGAGAAAATATATTGCATATATCAAAAAAGCAGAGCAGATAGCTCTTGAAGAAGAAAATATGAATCATATACCAAGAATAGACTAAAAAAGGAGTAAATAAGTGTTAGATATAACTGAGATAAAATACAGAAAGGCACCTCAAAAACATAAAAAAATGCAAGTAGAAGGTGAAAAAAGTAATACGATAAATCGTAAAATGACAAAATTATACGATTATTACATTTGTGATTACTGCAAAGATGAAATAAGACTGGATAAAAAGCAAGAAGAAAGAAGTGGAGGAATAGTAAATTTACCACATTCATTGACAAAATGCGGACAGATAACCGCAGTTTTATGTTGTAAATGTGTTAAGAAGGCAATAAAACAATTAGAAAAATAAGAAAAAAACGAAGGAGAATTGAAATGGAAAATATAAAGGTTTTAGGAATAAAAATAAAATATAATGCTGCAGATGTTAGGATATTGAATCCGCGTAAAGCGAAAAGTAAAGAATTTATGAAATTAGTGTTAGAGGAATTTAAATTTAGGACAAATTTTGTTAGTAAAAGAAGCATTAATAGTTGGGTTAGAGAGTGGAAAGCACATAATATATTATACAAACTTGGATTATTCAAAGAGCATACAATAGATTGCGATTTGGAAGAAAATGAGAAATTACATAGATTAATAGCATATTGGATCATAGGAATTTTTTAATGGAAAAGGAGAATATTATGAGTGAATTAGATGATGAAGAATTAATAGCAACAAGACGATTAAATGGAGTAGATGATAACTTGTATGAGGAAGAAAAGGAAGCAATTTTAAAAAGAAAAGCGAAAGAGCTAGATGATTTAGATAATTTTGCAGATTTATTGAGACCAGAACAGAGATATTATAGCAATATAATCAAAAGACTAGTCCAAAATGCTAGAAAAAGAGGTACAAATGAAAGATAGAATTGAAATAGGAGAATATGTTAGAACCAAAAATGGGATAATTGATAAGGTCGAAAGATTTAGCGTAGGTTGTTGTTTATGGCATTGTGAAAATGGAATGTGTATAGATGAATGTAATTGTATAGGAACACACTTAGAAGATATAGTAAAACACAGCAAGATAATATCAGAAGTTGTAGAAGATGGAGACTATGTTAATGGAAAATTAATCCATAAGATAGATAAAGGACCAAATTATTGTTATTTATATTATGGTAAAGGTAAGACATTTGTAGATTATCAAATAAAAACAATACTAACCAAAGAGCAGTATATGTCTAATTGCTATAAAGTAGGAGAAAAATAGATATGTTAAAAACATTAATAGGAAAAAGAGTAGCAACATATGATGGACATATTGGAGTAGTAATAAAGCATTTTAAACCAACAGGAAGAGAGATGACAGTACATATAAAACAAGATGATGGGCGAATATGGTATTGCCCTGAAAACAATATCGTAGAAGTAAAGGAGTAATAAAATGACTGATGAAGAAATTGAGAAAATTGCTAAAAAAGTATTAGAACTTCAAAAAGCAGAAGGAGTAAAAACAACACAAAGTTTATTAACATTCCAAGAAGTTCAACTAGGTGGTAAAGAATTTGATAATGCTGTACAAGTAGCAGACAAGCTATATAAATTAGTTTTGGGAGTAAAGGAGTAAATAAGATATGAGTGAAGAAATTATAAAAGTAATAGATGAATTAGGAAAAAGATTTGGGATTGTAATAGATTGGAGCAATCAAAATATAATTCCATATTTACAAGAATTATTGAAAAGGTTTATATGTTATCAAAATATAACAGCGTGTGTGTGGATAATAATATCAATAGTAATAATAATAAGTGGAGTTGTAATGATTAAGTTTTTAAACAAATGGAGAAAAAGCGACAATTACAATGAAAGTTATTGCAGTGATGACGAGTTTCTAGCAGCGTTGGGATATATATTGTCAATATGCATAATAGCGTTAGGAATAGGATTAATAATTGGAAACATACTTGGAATTGTTAAAAATATATGTATGCCAGAGATGGTAGTATATGAATATATAAAAAATATTTATTAGAGAGGAGTGATCCATAGTGAAAGAAAAAATAAATAAAAGAACAACTAAAGATAGTATTGAATATTTGGAACTACAATGTATTGTTAATAATAGAATACATGATTATGTTGCAAAGTATCATAATTACCCTAAATATATTAAATTACCTTTATGGATATTTGAATGTTTAAAACAAACAATGTGTGAAGTAGACTTAAAAATAGATTATAAAACAGAAGAGTTTACATTCTTTAATTTAAAAGTTTGTGAAACTATTAGCATAGAAAAAGTAGAAGAAATTGAGGTGTTTTAAGTGAAAGAAAATAGTATAGAAGATAGAATAAATAGTGTTTATTGTTTTTTAAATTCAATGCATTCAGACTTTAGAATAGCACTTTATTATAAAGAAGATTTAGAGAATTTAGAATATATTATAGCAGACTATAAAAACTCATTAAAAGAGAATGAAAAAATTAAAAATGAAAATAGCAAATTAAAAGTAATAAGATATTGTGCTGGGTATAAAACAGAAAATGTACATTTAATACCCAAAAATGATTTGGTAGAAATAAATATGAACAAATATATGATAGAAGTAGAAGATGGAAAATTTGTAGATGTAAAGCAAATATATAAAGAAAATGAGACATTAAAAAAATTACATATACAAGATAATGTACATTTAGAATTTATAATGAAACATAGTATTCTAGTTCAAACAATAAAAAACAAGATAGAAAAAGAAATAAAATATCATGAAAAAAATATATTAGACATAGAAAATATAACTATGTTAAGGAGTAAAACAGCTAAAGAAGAAGCGGAAATTGAATTTAATAAATATGCAATAGTAGTTTTAAATAAGATGCTACAAGAACTAATAGAAGAAAGCGAGGAAAAATAGATGAAAAAATTTTTAATAGGATTGGGAATAATATTAGGGATAGTTTTAATAATAGCAGGAAATTTTATAGGAACAAATAATGCTGCAATAAATTTAGAAGAACAAATAAAGGAAAGTAGTTCAAGTATAAAAATTCAAGAAAAAAGAAGAGAGGATTTAATTTTTAACTTGGTTGATACAATACAAAATTATAATAAATATGAACAAGATACAATAACAAAAATTATAGAGGCTAGATCAAATGCTAACAATGGAAATGTAGAAGAGGCAGAAACATTAATAAATGCAGTTGTAGAAAAGTATCCAGAATTGAAAAGTAATGAAAATTATAAGACTTTAATGACAGAATTAGCCATAACAGAAAATTTAATAGCAGAACATAGGAACAATTACAATATTCAAGTAAAACAATATAATAAACATATAAAAAAATTTCCTAATAGTATGATACTTAACATAATGGGATATGAAAAGTTAGATAATACATATTTAGAATATGAGGTTTCAGAAAATGCACCCAAAAATCTATTTGGCGAATAGAGGTGTAAAGAATGGAATTTGAAAATTTTAAAGTTACAAAGAGAGAAACATTGGTTGCAATAGCAATAACATTAGCATTGATAGGATTAGGAATTATTATTTCTGAAGCAATAAAAAATAATGTAAATGAATCTAATGAGAAATATTATAAAGCTTTAAAAATAAATAATGATGAAGAAATGTTTAAGTATGCAATAAAAACAAATGTTGGATATACATTAGCTAGTGGAACAATAAGAGCAATAAATGGAATCTCAATTGATGAATTAGATGGAATATACTTAAGCATAAAAAAAGTAAAAGAAGAATATAGAAAACATTATAGAGAAGAAAAACATACTAGAATAAAGTCTGATGGGACAGAAGAAATATATTATACAACAGAAGAATATTGGACATGGGATTATGTAGAGGAAGAAAAAATTCATGTTGATAAGTTCAATTTTCTTGGGGTTGATTTTGATTATGATACAATAGAATTTTACAATCAAAGCTATAATACAACTAAAGAAGTAGAATATCATATAAGATATAAATATTATACAATTCCAATCGAATTTGAAGGAACATTATTTACATACATAAATAACAATACTATAACTCAAAATAAATTTTCTACAAATAAAACAATTAATGAGATTGTTAAATCAAAAGAAGATGATGTGAATTTTATAAATGCAATATTTTGGATAACTTGGATTATATTTATTACACTTATAGATTTTGGTTATGTATATTTAGAAAATAATTATTTAGAAGATTAAAGAAAGGAAAAAATACAAATGAAGATACAGAAAATAATAAGTAAAAATAATCATGAGTACATATTTGTAAAAGAATATCCTAATTTTGTAATGTATGAAGACATGATAACACACTGTAAAGAATGTTTTAAAACACAGGATTTAGGATTAGTAAAAGAAATTGAAAAACCACCAAGAGCAGATTTGAATGTAGAAAAAGTAAAATTTTAAGGAGGAACAAATGAGTAAAGAAGAATTAATAGAATTATTAAGAGATTATAAAGAGAACAAAGCAAAATTGAATATTAAGTTAAAAGAACTAAAAAATAATAGGATAAAATTAAAAGAAATAGATGTAGAAACAAGTATTACATCAAGTTTTGGAATTAATCAAGATATACATAGTAAAAATCAAATAAGCAATAAAGTGTTGAAAAAAATAGAAGAAAATGAAACAAAGAAAGAAGCGGCGAAAGAAAAAATAGAAGAATTAGAAGCGGATATTAGAAAGTTGAGAGAAAAAGTAGATCTAATAGACGATAGATTAGAATGTTTAAAGTATAAAGAAAAAGAATTATTAATTGCATATTATGTAGATGGTAGAAGCTATGATGATATTGGAAATAATTTATATTTTAAATTATTTAATCAAACAAGAAATTGGGAAACTATAAAAAAGATTATAGAAAGAGCATTGGATAAAATGCTAAATTTATAAAATTACCTGTTTTTTACCTTAAAATTCTATATTAATTAAGAAAAACATATAGTATAATAGTAATAGTTAAAAAGTATTTGCAAGAAATACTGATTAATTGTTTGTGTGAGAGAGCAGATTTTTATTTGCTCTTTTATAATTTATACTAATATATACTAGATATGTTAGTATTCCTTAAAATTGCTATGTAAAACTCCTTTTATTTTTTAGTTTCGAAAATTGTGTAAAAAAAGAACTTTTCTAGTGAGTTCTTTTTTTTGTTTTTTATAAAGCAAAAGAAAGGTCAAAACTTATGAAGAAAAAAGATGGAATTAATTGGTCAAAATGTATGAAGAAAAAATGTGAACTATGCAATAGAATTAATTATTGTTTTAGATATAGAGGTGATGGAAATGGAGAACGCAATAACGGAAGAACAAATAGAGAACATAAAGAAACAAATAATAGAAGTGGTTAAGTCAGTAATGAAAAAGATAATGCAAATATATGAAAAAGTAAAAGAAATACTATTTAAAAACTGGTCAAAAATATATAAATATATACAAATATATAGAAGAACTAAAAATAAAAGAATAAAGAAAAAGCAAATTACTAAAATATTACAAATTCTTTTTATTTAAAAGGAGTGAATAAAAATGTTAAAGATTATGTTATTACTTATATTAAGTCCATTGGCCATATTATGTGGAATAATAAGTGTGACAATTATATATGTAATATTAAAGAAAAGTGTAGAAATAGTGATTGAGTGTGTAAAAGTAATAATTGATTCAATAAATAATAGAGATGATAATCAATGTTAAAGAGTTGTCAATACTGTGGCAAGATACATGATAGTAAATATATATGCAAAGAAAAGCCAAACAGAAAAAAAGAGGTAACAGAAGCGGACAAATTTAGATGGACAGGATTATGGCAAAGAAAAAGAGAAGAAATAAAGAAAAGAGATCTATATTTGTGCCAGATATGTATTAGAAAATTATATAATACCGAAAACAAATACAATACAAGCAACTTAAGTGTACATCATAATATACCAATAAATGAAGATTATAATAAAAGATTAGATAATGATAACTTATTAACAGTATGTGATTATCATCATGAGTTATGTGAGAGTAAAAAAATACCAAGAGAAGTAGTGCAAAAAATAATAAATGAACAGGAAAGCAAAAGTTATGAATAGAATTGTTGGAATATATAAAGCAGAAATATATGAATATGAAAATGGAGATATAAGAATAGCTTACGAATGTGATAAAGATAATAACTATGAATGCAGTAAAAGTAATTGCAAGGAGGAGTATTGCACACATACACTTAACAAAAGATTTGCTAAAAATAAAATGAAAAGAAGTACTTGTCCATCAATCGAACTAGGAGTACATCCAAGTGGATAAACAATCCCCCCCTATCACCAAAGACAAAAAATAAAAATAAATTTTTACACCTACTGCATACCTTCGCTTAAAAAAAATTCCCACATCAACATAAATCAATAATATAAAAAGGAGATGAACAATATGCCAACACCAACAAAGCCGTTTAAGATATTAACATCAGAAAAAAAGTCACATAGAACAAAAGCTGAACTTAAGAGGAGAGAAGAAGGAGAGAAATCATTAAGTACAGATATAGAACTTAAAGAAAGAAAAGAAGTAAGACAAAATAAAGTAGCTCATAAGGAATTTAAAAGAGTGCAAAAAATATTAAAAAATATAGATAAAAACGATGCAATTTATGAAGCAGTTATAAATAGATATTGTTTACTTCAAGCAGAATGTTCTGATTTAGAAGAAAGAAGGGAAGAATGTTATAAGTTAATATCTGAATTAAGAGAAGAAGAAAAAAATTTAATTACAGAATTAAAGGATAGAAATAATGTTGATGAAATAATTGATTATAAATTAGAATATGCTAAATCACTATCTAAAATGATGAGTTCAATGTTGTCAATTGACAAGCAAATTTTTTCTAAAAGAAAAATGTTATTGGATATAGAAAAAGAAAATGTTATGACTATAGCTTCGGCATTAAGGAGTATTCCAAAGAAAGACAATTCAAAAGAGGAAAATCCACTTTTAAGAGTTTTAAGAGGTGAAGCATAATGTTATTAGAAAAAGCAAAAAAATATGCACAAGATTGTTTAAGTGGAAAAGAAATAACTACATATGAAGTAAAAACACAATGCAAGTGGTTTTTAGAAGATTTAGAAAAGCAAAACAATGATTATTATCCATATTATTTTGATACAAAAAAAATTAGCATAATTGAAGGAATATTAAAATTATTAAATTTTGCTACTGGACTAAATGTGGTAGGAAAAAGCATATATGATGGTTTGGAAAATTTCCAAGCTTTTTTTGTTGCTAATATTTTTGGATGGAAACATAAATCGGATTCTAATAAATTCAGATACAGAGAAGTAGATTTATTTATACCAAGGAAGAATGCAAAAACTTTTTTAGCAGCACTAATATTTATAATATTAATGCTTACAGAAGATGAATATTCAGAATTTTACTCTATATGTCTTGATAGGGATTTAGCAGGAGAAGTAAAAAAAGCAATATCGCAAATTTTAGAGATGAGTCCAGCAGTAGCAGAATATTTTAAAATACCAAAAACTTTAAGCGGAAGACTTGAATGTACAATAACACATTCATTTTATCAACCTCGTACAGCAGAGGCAAACAGAAATAACTCAATTCATCCATCAGCATTTATTGCGGACGAGTTTGGTGCTATGAAAGATATTTCAAATGTTGGAGCAATGAAAACTGGGCAATTAAGTGTGAAAAATCCTCTAATGTTTAGATTGACATCAGCATATGCAGAAGATAAAAGTCCAATGTTAGCAGAATTAGACTATTTAAAGAAGATTTATAATGGGCTAGAAAAAAATGAAAGATTATTTGCTTTAGTTTATTATGCAACAGAAGAACATTTATGGGATGATATAGGATTGCAAATGGCTAATCCACTTAGAATTGAAGAAAATTATGAAGAAATAAGAGATAATAGAAATCAAGCACTTGCTAAACCAGAAGAAAGAACGGAATATTTAACGAAAAATATGAATTATTTTGTACCATCTAATAGTGGAGAGGCTTTTGTTTCAATTGATAAGTTAAGAAAATGTAAGAATACAAGAGGAATATTCGATTGGAATGGAAGAAATGTTTATTTAGGATTGGATTTAGCAATGACAAATGATAATACATCAGTTTCTATGGTGACTATGGAAGATGGAATGATTTATGCAAAATCATGGGCATTCATTCCTGCAGACCGAATTGAAGAAAAAAATAAACGCGAAAGAACAGACTATAAAAGATTCATTCAAGAAGGAAGTTGTTTTGCTTGTGGTGAAGAAATTATATCATATAGTTTTGTGGAAAAATTTATAATGAATTTGGAAGAAAAATATGGAGTTCATATAGTTCAAATAGGATATGATAGGTATAATTGTGTTTCTACTGCAAATAAATTACAAGAGGCAGGATATGAGACTGTTGAAGTCAAACAACATTCAAGTGTATTGCATCAACCGACAAAGTTTTTACAGGAAAGCATTTTACAAAGAAAATTCAGCTATGATGGCGATAGATTGTATGAAATAAATTTTCAAAATGCAAGGTGCACAGAAGATACTAATTTAAATAAATATGTTAATAAGAAAAAATCTAATGGAAAGGTTGACATGGTTGTAAGTACAATTATAGCAATTTATTTATTGCAACAAGAAATATTAAATGAAGATAACTTTATATGCCAGAGCTTTTAGGAGGTGAAAAAATGAATTTTATTGATAAGGTTAAGAAAAAAATAACAAATAAAACATATAGACAATTGGTAGAAGAAAATCAAGAAATTGTAGAAGATCCTCTGTTAAAAGCTTTAATAAATGGAGAAGAAATTAATAGAGAAAAAGCACTAATGATTCCGTCTGTTTCAAGTGCGGTAGGGTTAATTTGCGATTCGTTTGCAATGATACCATTTAAACTTTACAAAAAAACAAGCAAAGATGGAAAAAAACAGACATCAGAAATAGATGATGATAGGGTGAAAATTATAAATTGGGATACTAAAGATACACTAGATGGTTTTCAATTTAAAAAAGCAATTTCAGAAGATTATCTTTTGGGAAAAGGTGGATATGCTTATATTAATAAAAAAGGTAATGAGTTCATTGGATTGAACTATGTGGATGAAAAGAAAGTTCTATTTAATAGAAATACAGATGCTATATATAAAAACTATAATATATTAGTAGATGGAAAAGAATATAGACCATATAATTTTATAAAATTACTAAGAAATACCAAAAATGGAGCATATGGGACAGGATATATTAATGAAATTAATAAAAGTCTACAAACAGCATACAAAAGAATTTTATATGAACTTGATTTAATGAACACAAATGGAAACAAAAAGGGTTTTTTAAAATCAAAAACTAGATTAGATAAAGAAGGCATGAAATCACTAAAAGAAGCATGGAATAATTATTACGATGGAAATTCAAGTTGTGTTATTTTAAACGAAGGAATGGAATTTCAAGAGGCTTCAAACACATCGGTAGAAAATCAGTTAAATGAAAAAAACAAAACTTTTAGTGAAGAAGTAAAAGAAATATTTCACATAGGAAAAACAAATGAAGATTTTCTAAAAAATGCAATTATGCCAATCGCAACAGCATTTTGTACTGCTTTAAATAGAGATTTCTTACTTGAAAAAGAAAAGAGTTCTTATTATTTTGCAGCAGATTTTACAGAATTAATTAGATGTACGATAAAAGAAAGATATGAAGCATATCAAATTGCAATTACAGCAGGATTTAAAACAAGAAATGAAATTAGATATTTGGAGGGTGATGATGCGATAGATGGACTAGATATGATTAATATTGGTCTAGGAGATGTATTATTTGACCCAAAAACAAAACAGATTTATACACCAAATACTAACAAAATAGTTAAGATGGGTGAATTAAATAACGATGACAAACAGACAGAAGAAAATAAACAACCAAATAGTGAAGAAGTGGATGGAGGTGAGCAAATTGAAGAATAAGTTTTATGAAATAAAAAATATAATACCTAATACAAGTGCTGATCTTTACTTGTATGGTGAAATAGTTACAGATGATACTAATTGGTGGACTGGTGAAAAAGATAATAATTTAATTGGATTACAAAGTTTCAAAGAAGAACTTGATAATTTAGGAAATATATCAGATTTAAATATATTTATGAACACACCAGGAGGAGAAGTATTTGTTGCAACTACAATATGCAGTATGTTACAAAGATTAAAAGATGCTGGAACAAAAATTCATACATATGTGGATGGATTGTGTGCGAGCGCAGGTACATTTATTTTGATGATGGGTGACGATGTAAATATTTATGAAAATTCAGTTGTAATGATACATAAACCAATAAATATCTGCTATGGCAATGCATTAGATTTTCAAAAATGCATAGACGTTTTAAATACTATTGAAAATAGCACTATGATACCACTTTATATGAAAAAAGCAAAGGTTGACGAAGAAAAAATAAAAGAGCTTATAAATGCTGAAAGTTGGCTAGGAGCAAAAGAAGTGGATGATACATTTGATGTTAATTTAATAAAAGAGCAAAAACAAGTTGCAGCATGTGTATCTAATTTATTTAAAAATTATAAGAATGTACCAGAAAAGATAAAGAACATGATGAAAAAATCAGAAAGACCCAAACTAGATTATTCAGATTTCGAAAAAAGATTATTTAATATTAAAAAATAAAGAAAGCAACTATTAATTTAGTTGTTTTTTTATTTTATAAAATTTTAAAAAAGGAAGGTAAAAATATGAACGAAAAAGAATTAATTGAAAAAAGAAACGATTTACAATCAAAAATGGAGGAAATATTAAACAAAGCTAAAATTGAAAACAGAGCTATGAATGATGATGAAATTAAAAATTTTGATGATGTAGAAAAAGAAATAAAAAATATTGATGCTACATTAGAAAGAAATAAAAAAATTAATGAAATGGAATGCACAAAAAGAGATGGAGAAAAAGAATTAACACAAGAAGAAAAAGATGTTAAAGCTTTTGCTGCATTTTTAAGAAACTATGTGAATGGTGTTCCACAAAATGCTGAAACACAATTTACAAAAGGAGATAATGGTTCAATAATACCAAAAACAATTGCACAAAAAGTTATTGATAGAATAAATGAAATATCACCACTTTATGCAAGTGCAACTAAATATGATGCAAAAGGAACATTAGCTATTCCAAAATACGATGATACTACAGATGATGTAACAGTTGCTTATGCTACAGAATTTGATGAATTAGTTTCACATACTGGAAAGTTTATAACAATTGAATTGACAGGATTCTTAATTGGAGCATTAACAAAAATATCAAAATCATTATTAAATAATAACGATTTTAAATTAACAGAATATGTTATAAACAAAATGGCTGAGAAGTTTAAATTATTCTATGAAGGAGAAATGTTAAATGGAACATCTAATAAAATTTTAGGAATTGCTGGTTCTTATGATTCGAAAAATATGAAAGTAGTATTAGCAGCAAAATCTTCTTTAAGTGCAGATGAATTAATTGATATTCAAGAATCTGTTCCAGATGTGTTTCAAACTAAAGCTTATTGGATTATGAATAGAGATACAAGAAAGAAAATAAGAAAATTAAAAGATAGTGATGGAAATTATATTTTAAACAGAGTTTTTAATGAAAAATGGGATTATGAATTATTAGGAAAGCCTGTTTATTGTTCTGAAAAAGCAGAAAAATTAGGAACAGCATCAAAACCAGTTATATTTTACGGAGATTTTTCTGGACTTGCAATTAAAGAAACAGAATCAATGGAAATACAAATATTGTTAGAAAAATTTGCAACACAACACGCAATAGGAGTTGTTGGATATTCTGAATTAGATGCTAAAGTAGAAAATACACAAAAAATAGCTGTTGCAGTATCTGGTGCAACAGACCCAGCATCTAAATAGACTTCCTAAAAGGAGGACAAACAATGAAAGTAAGTGAAATTACTGTAAAAGATATAGTTAACTATTTGAGATTATCAGAAGTTAGTGAAGAAGATAATAAAAACATTGAACTATTTTTAAATATTGCTAAAAATTATATTGAAAATTATACAGGAATACCGCAAATGTCCGATGATAAAGAAGAGGAAACACTTGATACATATTCGGACTTTATCATTGTTGTTTATGTTCTATGTCAAGACATGTATGATAATAGAGCCATGTATGTCGATGGTAAAAACATAAACAATACTGTAAAAACTATTCTTGATATGCACACGAGGAATAATTTATGATAAATGCGGGTGATTATAACAAAAAAATATCTATATATCAAATTAAAGAAGTGGAGGATAATGATGGATTTGTTGCAAAAAATGAAGTTATTATCCTTGAACCTTTATCTAAAGTAAAAACAACAAAAGGTTATACTTTGATTGCGAATGGTTCTGATTTTGAAAAAGCTTATACTAATTTTACTATTAGATATTCAAAAAAAGTAGAAGATGCATATTACAATTCAAACAGAGATGTATATGTAAAATATAAAGATAAAATTTATACTGTTGAATATTTAAATAATGTAGATGAGGCAAATATTGAATTGGAAATGCAATGTAAAAGAGTGACGAAATAATGGCAAGATTTAAAGAAGAACTACCAAATGATTTAATAAAGATGTTTCAAGAATTAGATCAAGATAGTGAAAAAATGATAGGAGAAATGACAAAGGCAGGAGCAGAAAATGTATATAAAAATGTACTTAAAAATGTTCCAGATTCTTTTAAAAATTCTAATATAATGAAGTGCTTAAAAATAACAAGAGTATATAAAACCCCAAGTGATGGAGGAATAAATACTAAAGTTGGTCTATATGGATATTTCAAGAATAAAAGAGGAGTAACGACACCAGCACCACTTGTTGGAAATGTTTTTGAACACGGAACATCAACAGTAAAGAAACATCCATTTATGCGTAAATCATTTAGAAAAGCAGAAATAGAAGCGGAAATGAAAAAAGTTCAAGAAAAATATTTGCCAAAGGAGTAGGTTATGGAAAGCGAGATAAAGAAAATATTAAAATTAGATGTTCCAGTTGCACATTTAAACTATAAAGGAAATAAGAAAACTTATGTTGTTTGGACAATAATAGATGAAGAACCAGCATTTTCAAGTGATGATGAAATTACAGACAGTGAAGTTACTATTGATATAGATATTTATAGTGATAGCAATTATTTAAAAATAATGAGTTTAATAAAAAATAAAATGAAAGAAAATGATTGGACATGGGATGGTGATAGTCAAGAGTTTTTTGAAAAAGAAACAGGACTATATCATAGAACATGTTCTTTTAAGAAAGGTAGGTATATAAATGGCTAGTATAGGATTAAGAACAGCTAAATATAATAAAATAAATTATACTACAAAAAAATATGAAGAATTAAAAAAAGATTCAATAGTACCAATTTTAGGAAGATTAATTGACGCAAAACCGAATCCAGAAAAAAATAGTACAAAACTATATGCAGACGACAAAGAAGCAGAAAATGATTCATCATTTAAAGGAGGAACTGTAAACATAACAGTTGATGATGTAACAGATGAAACATATGCTGAAATAAAAGGATGTGAATATACTGAAAAAGAAGTAATAGACAATTCAAACGATGTAGCTCCAGAAATTGGATATGGACATATAGTTACAAAAATATATAAAGGAGTAAAAAGTTATAAAGTGGAATTTTTACCACGTATTCAAATAACAAAGGTAACTGCAGATAGAAAGACAAAAGGAGAATCAATAGAATACAATACAGTATCTATTGAAGCGAATCTAAAAGAGTTAGAAGAAGAAATAAATGGTATGAAAGTTGGAACTTGGAGAAAAATGAAAACATTTGAAACATTAAAAGAAGCACAAACATATCTAGATACACTTTTAACACCATCAAAATAAAATTATTCAAGTAGAGGTAGGTTATAATAATAGCCTACCATTTTACTTTGGGAGGTAAAAATGATAAATACTATAAAACATTTTAAAAATGGAAATATAGAGTATCCATTGGCTTTTACGATGAATGTAATTGAAAAAATACAAGATAAATACGGCTCATATGAAAAATGGGGAGATATGACTGATAGAAAAGATAGAGAACCTAATATTGGAGCATTAAAATTTGGAATAACTGAAATGATTAATGAGGGAATAGATATTGAAAATGAAAATTTAGAAAACAAAAGAGAGTTTTTAACACCAAAACAAGTTGGCAGACTTATAACAGAAATAGGAATAGCTCAAATGACAAATAAAGTTCAAGAAACAGTAATTGAGTCTACTAAAGACAAAGACGAAGAAGAAAAAAACGTGTAATCCACGAGGATGAAGAGTTTATTATTGATTTCTCGTGGATTTTATTTATAGGACATTGTTTGCTAGGTTTTAGCGAAAAAGAAGTAGGGAGAATGACTTTAGTTAAGTTTTCAAGATTATATAAACATTATAAAAACAATTATGATTTTAAATTAAAGAAAATAACATATGAAGAAATAGAAGAAAAAATAAATCATCAAGGGGAGATGTTTAGCGATGAATAAGATGGAAAAAATTAAATGTCCTCAATGTGGACAAACTCTGATTTTTATAAATCACATTGATGGAGAAATAAAATGCACAAGATGCAAAAATAAAATACGAATACAAAAAGAAAAGAGTGAGGAACATGCACATACAGAGTTAGTGAAGTAGTTACCCAATACCTTTCTTTATTATATAGATTTTATAAATAAAGAAGGTGAAAAGATGGCATCAAGTTTTGGAGGAACAGTTAAATTAACTGGAGAAAGTGAATATAGAAAAGCATTAAGAGATATAACAACTAATTTAAGAGAAGTTTCAAGTGAATTAAAATTAGCAAATACACAATTCTCATCTGGAGATAAAACTGTAAAAGAAACAAAAACAGCATATAGCAACATGAATACCGCTATACAAGAACAGAAAAATAAAATAACAGATTTAAAAATACTTATAGCTCAAATGACTAAAGAATATAGTGAATATCAAAATAAATTAGCACAAGTAGAGGAACAATATGGAGAAAATAGTAAAGAGGCATCAGAATATAGAACTAAATTAGGAAATGCAGAAAATCAATTAAGGACTTTTAAAACGCAACTTAATAATACAGAAACACAATTAATACAAATGGAAAATGCTACGGATAAAAGCAATAAAGGGTTAGACGAATTAAAAGATGGTTTTGATGATGTTGGACAAGGGGCAATAAAATTTGGTGATTTACTTAAAGCAAATGTTTTAGGTGATTTTATTACAAGTGGTTTGAAATCAGTAGTAGGAGCTGTTAAACAAGTTGGTTCAGCATTATTAAGTGTTGGAAAAGATGCGTTAGATAGTTATGCAGATTATGAGCAACTTATAGGTGGTGTTGAAACATTATTTAAAGACAATGCTAATACAGTTGAAAATTATGCAAATAATGCATACAAAACAGCGGGATTGTCTGCAAATGATTACATGGAAACAATAACAGGGTTTAGTGCTAGTTTGATTCAATCACTGAATGGAGACACAGCTAAAGTAGCAGAAGTTGGAAATATGGCTGTAACAGATATGGCTGATAATGCAAACAAAATGGGAACTGATATGGCTAGTATTCAAAATGCTTATCAAGGATTTGCAAAGCAAAATTATACGATGCTAGATAATTTAAAGCTTGGATATGGTGGAACAAAATCTGAAATGGAAAGATTGCTTTCAGACGCAGAAAAAGTTACAGGAATTAAATATGATATAAGTAATTTGAATGATGTATATCAAGCAATACATATAATTCAAGGTGAACTAGGGATAACAGGTACAACAGCATTAGAAGCAAATACAACTATTCAAGGGTCTGTATCAGCAATGAAATCAGCATGGCAAAATATGTTGACAGGAATTGCAACAGGAAACACTGAAAATATAAGAAATTTAGTAAATAACTTAGTAGATAGCGTGATGATAGCAGGTCAAAATATATTGTCACGAGTTCAAGAGATTGCAAATGGTATTACAGAGGTACTACCAGAGATTATTTCTAAAATAAACGAAAATTTGCCAACATTATTGGATTCTGGTGTTCAAATATTAAACACATTAGTACAAGGTATTATTACAAACTTGCCTGCAATTATGGAGAGCGTAAATCAGATAATAAGTACATTATTAACAACTTTAATTGATATGTTGCCACAAATAATTGACGGTGGAATACAAATAATTGTTGCATTAGTACAGGGGCTTGCACAGCAGTTACCAACTTTAGTACCACAAATGGTGGAAACGGTTATTACAATAGTTAATTCATTATTGGATAATATTGATATGATAATTGATGCAGGGATACAACTTATAATTGGATTAGCAGAAGGATTAATAAATGCATTACCACAATTAATTGATAAGATTCCTGTTATTATAGATAAATTGATAATAGCAATAACGAATAATTTACCTAAAATAATAGAAGCTGGAATTTTATTGATGAGTAAGTTAGGACAAGGAATAGTAAAATCAATTCCGCAATTAATTAGTAAAATTCCTCAAATTATAAGTTCGTTAGTAAATGGATTTGCAAATTATTTTTCAAATATGCATGAAGTTGGGAAAAATTTGGTATCAGGTATTTGGGAAGGAATAAAAAATGCAAAAGATTGGTTATTAGGTAAATTAAAAGAATGGTGTAAAAATATTTTAGGAGGAATAAAAGGATTTTTTGGAATACATTCTCCATCAAAAGTATTCAAAGATGAAATTGGAACTAATCTTGCTCTAGGGCTAGGAGATGGTTTTGCAAATACAATGAAAGATGTATCACAAGAAATGTCTGAATCAATTCCACGAGAATTTGATGTCAAATCAATAACAAATATAAGCAATGGAGTAGGCACAGAAAATTTGAATTTAGAAAATATAACCAAAGCATTTATAACAGCAGTGAAAAATCTTAATGCTAAAATAGTTATAGATAAAGATGTAGCTGGAAGATTTGTTATAACGTCTGTTAATAATAAATTAGGAGAGATATATTAATAAGGAGATGTAAAAAATGAAAGTAAGAAAGTTTTTGTTAGAAAATGAAAAAGGTCAGCAGTTTAGAATGGATAATTTAAATGAAGGATGTTTTCTTACATCTCCAACAAATTTAGGATATTCATATAATATAGATTTTGTACAATTAGGATATGAGTTCATAGAAAATAATAGAAAAATCGAACAGCAAAAGCCTAGTGGAACTTTATATTTCAAATCTTATGATAAAATAAAAGAATTTATAGATTATATTGAAAGCTCTCAAAGCTTAAAATGGTTATATATTATACCTTTTGAATTAGAAGAAAAAACTTTTTATAGAGATGTAACTATAATAAAATTAGATAAGACAGAAAAAAATGGAAAATGGCTAGCTTGTCCTGTTGAATTTTCAAGTAAATCTTTATGGTATGAAAAAAACGAGATTATATTTAAAATAGAATCTTATGAAGATGAAATGAGGTATTCATATAGATGGAATAGCAGATATATAGATTATAATTCGAGATCAATACAATTCAATAACAAAGGACATATTGATGCTCCGATTCAGATAGAAATAAATGGTTTTGTTCAGAATCCAGGTGTATCAATTTTTATTGATAACGAAGAGATTGCAAGTATAAAAATCCCAATAACTATAAAAGAATATGAAAAATTATTATATAGTAGCAAAACAGGTGATATATATATTCAAAAACAAAATGCTGATGGAACAAAAGAAAATTTATGGAAAAACAAATATATAGATATAACAAAACCTAATGTTTTTAAATTACCTATTGGTTCCTCAGAAATAAGATTAGTTGCAGATAATGATATAACAAATGCTAAAGTAACTGTATTTCCTCAATACAAGGCGGTGTAGTATGGGAGTAAAAGCAAAATTTAACAATAAAGAGTATGAATTAATTTATAATTCACAAAGTGGATTCTATGAAATAGAAATAGAAGCTCCAGAAGTTGGTGGGGTATATAATGCTGAAGTAGTATTTGAAGATTTATTAGGAAATATAGAAGAATCAAATAAAAAAATACAAATTTGGTCAAAAGAAAAAAAAGCTAATGTACAAAAAGAAACATTAGTATATTTTTTAGACAAATCAGATTTAGAGATAAAAGATTACATAGAATTTGAGGATTATGAATATGTAATTGACGAGGAAACGAATCAAAATACAATATTTAATGTGATGAAAAAGGTAAATGCAGAAAATGGCGATATTGTAATTCTACAAAGAGATGGTAAAACTGATTATATTGGAAAAATACAAGATATAGAAAATGAAGATGGGGAACTTCGAAGAAAAATTACATTAAAATATATTTCAAATATTTTTGATAGAAAGATTATAGTAGAAAATGAAAAAATAATAAGTTCAGTAGGAATTGAAGATTTTATTGCTAAAGAAATATATGATAATTTTACTAATTCTGAAGATAATTTATTGAATATAAAATGGCTAGATGTAGAAATAAAAACACATACTAAAATAACTAAATCTATAAATGCAGAGAATGGTATATATAACTTTCATACTTTTGTTACTAATTGTACTCAAAACTATAATATTGTACTTGAATTTGTATATGAAAATCAAAGAATAAAATTAAAAATATATAAACAAGATTCTAATGTACAATTAATTGATACTACAATTGCTGATATAAGTAATTATGTTGAAAAATTTGAAACAAATATTATAGCAAAAGTAGTTGTAAAAACGAATACAGATATACAAAAATGGTATTTACTAAGTGATAGAACAACAACTCAAAATAAAGATGATAAAAATAGAGCAGTAGGAGAAATTGAAACTTTATATACACAAAAATCAGAAGATGCAAAACAAACGGCATTAGATAAATTTAAATCAAATACATATAATCATTATATATCTTTCAAAATATATAGATATAGTAAATTGTTTGATGTTGAAAAATTAAAAATAGGTACCCCTCTTAGTGTAAGAACAAATAATAATATTATACTAAATACATATATTTCAGCAATAAATGATAAAGGAGATAACTTTATAAATATAACATGCGGAAATATGAGAATAAAATTTATTGATAAAATTTTAAAGGAAAGGAAAAATTAAAATGTTAAAAGGTTTTAGATTTACTAATCAGCTTGCAAATGCAGAAGTTGATGCAAGAATACATCAAGAATTTTTAAATAAAAATGATGGAATTTTTTATGGAATGGAATTAAGTAAAACTAACAATTCTATAACAATTTCAGAAGGACTCTGTGAAATTGCAGGAAGACCAGTTGCTGTAATTAACAATGAAATAATTAATGTTAGTTCTGAAAATTTATATTGTGTTTTAATACTCGAAATAGATTTATCTAAAGAGTCTACTATGGAAAATTTTGAACAAGCTTGTTTTAAATTATTAACATCTACAACAGGATATTCGAATGTTACACAACAAGATATTAATAAATATAGTGGGACTAATAAAATTTATCAATTAGAATTTGCAAGATTTAGAAGCGGAACTAATGGAATAACAGAATTTAAAGATACAAGAAAATTTTTGAATTTTAGTGGTATTTATTCTCAAGTCAATACAAGATGTCAAGAAATCATAAATGAAATAAAAACAGAACTTTCAAATGTTGAAAATGAAAGTAGATGCTTTTTAAAAGCAACACAACTAACCAATGAGAATTTAAATACATACAAAAATGAGGGCTTTTTCTATACGGCCGGTGGAAACACTGTTACGAATAAACCGAATAATGTTGATTTTTTTGGTATGTTTGTAATGAAAACAGCTAATGCATTGGTTACACAATTGATGGTTTCAATAAATAAAATCTATTTAAGAGCACTTGAAGGAAGTAACTGGAGCAATTGGATAGATATTACAGATACAAGTGATTTTTTATCAAAATCTAAAGGTGGAACAATAAGTAAAAAGACTATTTTTAATAATGGCTTGGAAGGAGATTTAACAGGAAATTGTACTGGAAATGCTGGTACGGCAACAAAATTAAAAACAGCAAGAAAAATATCTGTACAAGGTGCAGTAAAAGGAAGTGGAAATTTTGATGGAAATGCAGATATAACAATAAATGTAACGCAAAATAATATAGCTGTTTTATCTGGACAATTAGATTTAAAAGCAGCCTCAACAGATGGATCATATTCACCATCTTTTAATAATGTTTTAATTGATTTTCCATCAGGTTTTTCAAAAGATAATTGCGTTGTAATATCAAGTGCAATGCAATTAACTGATTATACAGGATATACATTTGATTGTGCTATTTGGGATGATTCAAGGACCTGGTTAAGGGGAGGCTATCCATCTATGGTGACATTTGATTATAAAAATAATGGAAAAATAAACTATACCATTGTAAATCCAACAAGTCAAGTAAGAACATGTAAATACAAAATAGTTTTGATGAAAATAAGTTAAATTAATAAGAGGTAATAGATAATGAAAATAATAGAAAAGATAGTAGAACCAGAAAAGGTAAAAATTGGTTCTATTTTTAAATTAAAAATTAAAGTTATAAAGTTTTTAAGCTATAAAGAACTTAAAACAGAAAATTATCAATATTATACTCAATTTAGATATATTGATTTGAAAGGAGCATAAAAATGGCAAAAACTAAAAATGGTATAGTTTATCCTGATAATTATGATAAAGTTGCAGATGTACCTGCCGATTTAAAAGAACTGGCAGAATCAGTTGATGAAGTAATAGAAAATAATAAAACTGAGATGAAAAAAAGCAATGAAACAAGAGATGAAAAGATTTCTAAAAATGTAGAAGATATAGGAATTATACAAGAAACTATAAAATCAGACAAAGAATCTATAGATAAAAGCTTAGAAAACATAAATAAAAAAGATAATGAACAAGATGAGGACATAAAAGCAAATAAAGAGTCAATTGAAGAACTACAGGCAGAAAACTTAGAAATAAAAGCTGAAAATGAACGCTTGAGAGAGGATATAAAAAGTATTGCAACAATTGGTGAGGCGAGTGGGGAGAATATTCATATAGAGGATTCGTCAAATGCCAGGTGTGAAATTGAAATTGGTGGGAATCAGAAACAAGAGACTAGAGAGGGATATAATCAATTTAAAATAACATCTACACAAACTCAAAGTGCTGGTGTTACTATAACAAAAATTGATGAGTCAAGTGTTTCATATCATGGAACAACTACAGGAATGTTTACACATATGTTAGTTGAATATGATGGTAAAGGACTGGAAATAACTAAACAAATGTATTTAAAAGCTTTTGGTAATTTAACAAATGCAATTTTGTCAGTAAAATTAATAAAAAATGGTAAAACAGAATCAAGTTATTTAAGGGTTTCTCCTGATTTGATTTTAAGTGCAGGAGATGTTTTGCAACAAATATATGTTCAGCAACAAAATACTGGAATTTTAATTAGTGGAACTTTGCAAGTTTTATTGACAGACTACGAGAATAAAGACAAACCATACGAGCAGTACGGAGCAAGCCCAAGCATGAACTTTCCAAGTGAAGTAAAGAGTGTTGGTAGCAATGTGAATATTATAGATATAAATAGTTATAAAAGTATTAGTGATGGATGCACTATTAATAAAATAAAAGATAATGAATACAAAATTGTTGTTAATAATCAATACAATTGGGCGAGATTAGAATATGATTTATTGAATATTAAAATGGATTCTACGAAAGAAAAATATACTCTTAGTTTTGATGCATATGTTACTAATTCAAAGGCACAAATAGCATACTATTTTTTGAAAGATAGTACACAAATTGGGTCAAAAAAAGTTTTAAATTCTGTGCAGTATGCACATCAAGAATTGATGCTAGGTAAGAGTACTAATTTAGTTAACAAATTAGTTTTGTGGTTGAATGCTGGAGCATTAACAGAACTACCTTTTGATATATATATTAAAAACTTAAAAATAGAAAAAGGTTCAGTTGCAACACTAGATTCTTCATATAATTGTGGTAGTGCAAAAATAGATATATTTAATAAAAATTATTTATCAAAAATACCTAAAAAATCAATTACAGCACAAGGAGTAACATCAACTTTTGATGGAGAAAAATTTATATGTAAAGGTACAGCTCAAGCAAATTATTTTAATCTTTTAACTGAAAATGTTTATAAAAAAATAGGTAAAGGAATTAAAACTCTTTCAACAAATAAGTTAAAAAAGGGCAGAGTATTTATACATTTGGACTATGTAGATGGAACAAGTCAAAATTATTATACAAGTATAAATACAAATCGAGCTAGCTTTACTTTAAATAAAGATGTTGAATCTTATAGATTAAATGTTGATTCTATTACTGCAGGAGATACAATAGATGATAATATTTATGTTCAACTTGAAGATGGAAATATTGCAACTGAAATAGAAAAAGCAGAAAATCAAGAATATTTAGTAGATGTTCAACAAGAAATGCTTGAAGGTGATACTTTTGTAAGACAAGATGGAAAATGGTATGAAATGCATAACTGGATAAAAATAATAGTTGATGGAACAAATGTAAAAGTAACAGATACAAAAGATACAGGCTATGTAATACAAGCATTATTAGGGACAAAAAACTGTAAACCAGGAATCGGTTATAGTAATAGATTTATATATGATAAAGTTTTAACATGGAAAACGCCAAATACATTAATTTTTACTACAATTGGAGTATATTTGCATTTTGATAGAAGTTTGTTAGGGGATTTAACAATAAATAACGAAAACATTAATGCTATGCTAAAAAAACAATATGATAGTGGCAATGAAATATATGTTTTAGGACAATTATTAGAGCCACAATTGTTAGAATGTACAGAAGCCCAGAGCAAAGTATTAGATGGAATATACAATAAAGCACATACATATAAAAATATAACAAATATCTCAGCTGAATCATCAGAAGTAAATCCGATTATAAATGTAAAATATTTAAAAGATTCAGAAACAGAACATAAAAAATTGCAGGCACAAATAGATGAAATAAAAGAACTATTAAGTTCAACAGAAACAAGTTCATTATTATTAGATAATATTCAAAAAGATTTAGAAAGTGAGGTGTAAAAGTATGATAACTGAATTTTTAAAAAGATTAATCACAAAAAAATTCTACAAAGAGAAGTCAGAAATAGATTACAAATTGAATGTATTTTATGCAACAGGAAAAATAACAGCAGAAGAATTTACAGAATTAACAATACTATTAAATGATACATATGTAGATTTAGAAGATTCTACAGAAGAAGTTATAGAAAATAATACAGAGGAGGAATAGAATGTGGAAACAATAACGAGTTTTTTTACAAAACTAACTCCACTAATATTATCTATAACAGCATTAATTGTGGCAGTGATAAAATCCAAAAAGGAAATAGAAGAAACACTGCCACAAAAGATAAAAAAACAATGTAATATTGATATGTGCATTATAAATAGATTAGAGAGTGTAAAAGAGTTTTTAAAAGCTGATAGAGTACAAATTTATGATTTTCACAACGGGATACATTACGCAAATGGAAGAAGTGCATTAAAAACATCATGCAGTTATGAAGTTGTACGAGTAGGAATAAAAGGACATCAAAAGGAATTGCAATCAGTTCCATTAAGTTGTATACCTAGGTTTATCAAGGCTTTACTAAATCGTGGAGAATTAAAAATAAATGATTTGGAAGAAATAAAAAGTACAATGCCAGCAACATATGAGTTGAAAAAAGGCCAAGGAGTGGCTTCATTCTTTGATGTTATATTAAACAATAAAGAAAGAGAAGCAATAGGCTTTTTAGCAATCCAATATGAAAATAAAGATAAAGTGAATTTTACAAAAGAAGAAATGAATGAAATTTTAAAACTTAAATTTTTTATAGAAGAAAATTTAGAAAAAATGGTTACAAAAAAGTAGGAGGTAATAAGTATGGATCCAGTAACAATAATAGAAATAGCAATAGTTGTAATTGCAATATTAGCTTTTATATTGTATTTGGTTTGGCAAATAAAGAAAAAAGGATTAAGAGCAACAGCAGTAGATTTAATAGTAAAAGCAGAAGAGATGTTTAGACAAGGTGATAATGAAAACAAATTGAATTATGTTATAGATAAAATAATATCAATAACAATACCAAAACCATTAAGTCTATTTATAACAAGAGATTCAGTAAAAAGTTTTGTTCAGTCAGTATTTGATGAGACCAAAAAAGCTTTAGATTATGTGCCAAGAAAGGAAAATTAATTATGGGAAATAAAGAATTTATTGAAAAATGTAAAAAAATAGTAAAACAATATGCACTTGAGCATTTAGACAAAAGTGATAACATTCCTGAATTTGATGTGCTTGTAGTATGGAGTTGCAAAACATTACAAAATAGTAAAGCATTGTTAAGTACAAGCTTACCTGATGGAATGTATTATGAACTTACATATAACGGAGATAAAAAAGAGTTATACTTTGATGCATATAAGAAATTTGAAAATAAATGTATTAAAGTAGAGGAGGAATAGTTATGGGAGATAACATAGTAATAGAAAATGTAGAGTTCGATGAAGAATTATACAATAAAAATGTTGCAGAAAATGATTTCTCAAATTCAGAAACAAACGGAATAGGAGATGATAGCAATGCAGATAACTAGAATGTTAGTACCACAAAACAAATATGACATAAAATGTCCATATGAAATGCAACCAGAATTTATTATAGTTCATAATACAGCAAATGATGCATCAGCAATGGCTGAAATATCATATATGATAGGAAATAATAATAAAACATCATTTCATTGTGCTGTAGATAATACTCAAATAGTACAAGCTATACCATTTAACAGAAATAGCTGGAACGCAGGTGACGGAAGAAATGGTGATGGAAATAGAAAAGGAATATCAATAGAAATATGTTATTCTAAATCAGGCGGAGAAGATTTTGATGAAGCTGAAAAGTTAGCAGCTGAATACATAGCATATTTATTAAAACAATATAATTGGGGAATTGATAGAGTACATAAACATCAAGATTTTGCAAACAAGTATTGTCCACACAGAACTCTAGATCTTGGTTGGGATAGATTTTTGAATATGATTAAATCATATTTGGAAGATAAGCCAATAAATAATGAAAATACAGAAAATGAAAATGTAGAAAATGGGAGTGATGAAGAAGTGAAAAGATATCAAAATGGAAGTACAACAGAAGTTGTATACGCAGATACAGCTTGTACGAAAAGAATAGGTAGTTTAGATTCAAGAGAAAGCTGTGATTGTTTTGGAATATTTAATGATAGAGCTATGGTTAGATATCAAGTAAATGGAACAAACAATTATAAAATAGGCTTCTGTAAATGGCTTGGAGGTGTAAAATAATGTATGGAGAATGGATGAAAGATTTTCCTATCATAGTTGGAAAGTAAAATGTTGAGGTAGGCTGATTAACTTCGGTCTACCTCTTTTTTATATGGTATAATAAATTTAAAACTCTACATTTTCGATTTTAATATCATTTTTGTCATCATCATTTACAGTGAATTTTATAAATTCTTTATCTAATATATTTCTTGACAATATATATCCAAATATTTTTCCAAAATCATTTTGTAAGCTATTAGAATAACTTTGACAAAAATCTGTTATTTTAAAAAGATTGTCTTCTTTAACCTGTTCTATACCGAAGTTTATTTCATCTTTTAAATCCTTTTCATTATAAATATAATCATCAATAGTTGTAACATAATAATAATAATTGTAAGCATATTTTTGTCTAATACTTTCTTCTGCATTTTCATTTTTTTTCAAAAAAATGTATTTCATAATTTTATTCCTCCTTTTTTTCTATACTATATCACATAAAAACTAAAAATGTTGTCGAATTTTGTTAGAAAGTAAGAAATAAATTTAAGACAAAAATTTGAGGCATAAAACTATATTGCTGAAAAATAAAAACGACTTAAAATTGATTTTAGTGATATAATAAAATGTAGTATTTTAAGTGATTTTGACTAATTTGACAAAATAAAAAAATCATTATAAAATAATGACAAAATAAAATTTTATGATATAATATTAATAGGGAGAATTGAAAAATGCTAAAAATGATTGGTACAATATTTAAAATAGCTGCAATAATATTAGTTGTATTTTCATTACCATTTATTATCCCTATATTTTTTAAATTATTAATTCATCTTAAAGTTTTTGACAATATAAACGAAATAAAAGATATAATTAATGTTTTTAATAATAAATATACATTAATATATATAGCTATTGGAATTATAGTTATAATAATTTATTTTCATAAGTGGGATGGATTTAAAGAAAAAATATATGAACTAGTAAAAAGAATGAAGCTTAATTTGACTGCTGGTGATAAATCTTTATCTACAGAATTTACACAAGATGTAATCAACGAAAGTGAGATAAAAAAAGAAACAATTTCTAAAATTATTAGCGACAATAAAGATGTTGATACAGCGATGTTTAATGAAGAAGTAAGACAATCTTTAGGAATAAAGAAAAATAAAATACATAATATTAATTGTAGTGAATGTGATAAAAAAAATATAGAAAATGAAAATGTAAAATTAAGAAATTTTGCAGCATATAATATGTTAAATAAAGATGCGAAGATATTGTTACATGTAATCTATAATGAAAAGTTTATAGAAAAAGAAAAATTTAAGGACCAAATGATTAGAGGATATAAAAGAAGAAATAAAAAGAATATAAATTTGGCAAAAAAGGATATAAATAAAATAGCACAAAATAAATCTGATACAATATATGATGGTTTAAAGTTTCTAAATATCATAGAGCCTTCAGAGGATGATAAGATTATAAAACTTACCCAAGAAGGAAAAAAATTTGTTGAGAAATATATAGAGAAAGAAGAGGTGGTCTAAAATGGAAATTAATGCAACAATAGTTGGACAATACTTCTTATCAAAAAATCAAGATTTAACAGACATTCAAATTCAAAAATTAGTATATTATGCATATTCATGGTATATGGTATTGCATAATGGTAAAAAAATATTTGATGAACAGCCCGAAGCATGGATTCATGGACCAGTTTTTAGGTCTTTATTCGATAAAATGAAAGATTATAAAAGATTCTTAAATTTTGATGAAGCCGAAAAAATGGGAGAATCAAATTCAGAATTTCTAGATAAAATTTTTGAGGTATATGGGAAATATTCTGGAAATGAATTGGAAAAAATGACACATTCAGAGTTACCTTGGCAAGAGGCAAGAAGAGGATTGGGAGCATATGAACATTCTCAAAATAAAATTAAAGATGCAGATATAATTAAATGTTATGGGAATTAATGGAGAACTAGTTTTTGCTAGTTCTTTTTTTATGCAAAAATTTAAAACCTATTCGACAAAATTCACCTTACAATTAACATAAAATTTGCTATAATAAATATAGAGGTGATCATATGCAAGAATATTATTTAAAATCATTACAAATGATAAAAGAGTTAAATATAAAAAATAAGAAAGAATACAACAAATTACTATCTAATTATTTGCTATTGAATATTGAAAGCTTAAAATATTATGCAGATACAAGAAGTTTTAAAAAGATAATAGAAAAAGCAAGAGAAGTCTGCCATTGCCTGCATCTCCGGCGACCAGCCCCAGTGACCGCCTATGACACGCCTGACCATGCCCTTGTGGGCAAAGCGGGTAACGCCGGCTCTGTTCTTATCGCCAATACCGGAGGCATGCACCAGGGTCAGGTTTGCGGGATGGCCTGTATTCAGAAAGCGTTCCTCGATTCCCTCAAGGGTGTGGTACGCCTCCATCACACCGCCGCCGCTGCCCGTGATCACTACGGTATCCCCATCCTGAATCAGAGCTGCCGCCTGTTCGCGTGTCATGATCTGCGCCATTTGTTTTGCCTCCTTTTGTGCGGGTGAGAAGCGTGGTTTTTTCCGCACCACCTTCCCCCACCGTCTCTTTTCTCTTATATGCAAACGTTTGCATTCATCCGATAAAATTATCATCGACTCTCCCTCTCCTAAGATCACATTTCTTACGAGTCAGTCTTTCGATGAACTACGTTTGCATTATAGCCCATGCCCAACTATTTGTCAACCAATCCCCGTTATTTTTGTCGGAACGTACAGTATTTCTCGGAATTTTATAGCAATCTGTCCTTTTCACTCTTTTTTCTCTCCTTTGAATTGCTCCAATCCTCCCGCTTTCGGCAAAATCTCTTTGTTGTATGCAAATGTTTGCAGCGTATTATCTTGTGCAAACATTTGTGCTTTCGCGCAAAAGCCTCCGATTCTCCCCCGCTCTCCACGGCTGAACGCCAAGATCATC